AAGCACATCGACGTGATCGATGCTGCAAACAGTCTCGACAAGCTGAGGGCGATTGGCTTCACGCTGGATGAGATTTTTGAAATGGTAGGGTATCCCGCCCTGAACACGGAATTTTCCACGACCAGGGCGCTTACTAAGAATTACGCGACGGAAGGCATGGAGGAAAGCACTGAGCCGACGGGCTCTGCCGATGATCCTGCTGAGGAATCCGTAAGAAATAGCAACAGTAAACGCAGCAAACACAAGGAAAGGAGGGAAAAACGGAATGTCAAAAACTCCGACTAAGTATTATCAGCTGGTCAATAACGGAACATCTGCTGATCTGTATATCTTCGGCGACATCTGTGCGTGGGCGTGGCCGGAATATGGAGAACAGTCAGGAGTGACCATCGTAAATCAGCTGAAGGCGATGGATGTGGACACGATCAATGTGCACATCAACTCTTACGGCGGAGACGTAGCGGAAGGCCTCGCGATCTACAATGTGCTGCGCGAGCACAAGGCCCAGATCGTGACGATCTGCGACGGATTCGCATGCAGCGCGGCTTCCGTAGTCTTCATGGCCGGCGACAGACGTGTGATGCAGCCCGCATCGCTCCTTATGATCCACAACGCGTGGACCGTGGCGATGGGAAATGCTGCGGAGCTCCGGAAGACAGCTGACGACATTGAGACGATCACACAGGCATCTGTCGAAGCTTACAAGAAAGTGGCCACGATCTCCGAGGAAGAGATCAAAGCACTCATGGACGCTGAGACATGGATTCTGCCGAAGGATGCAGTCGCATATGGCTTCGCAACTGAGATCGACGACGATGACAACGATGACGACGAGCCGAAGCAGTCTGCTTTTGGAGTGATCATGCAGAAGCTGACGGCGCCGGAAGCAGTCCTCGAGACGCGGGAGTTCAATGTAGAGGTTGACATTGACGAGCTCGCGGAGCAGATCGCTGCAAAAATGCAGAAGGCCATGACACCCACAGTGTCCGCTGAAGCGTTTGCGGAGAAGATCTATGAAACGCTGACAAAAACAACACCCGCCCGGCCTAAGAAGACAGGATGGGCAGAATATTTTGAAAGGAGAACCAAATGAGAATCGACAGAACTCCCCTTAGCGAAGAGACAAAGGCAAAAATTGTTCAGATGCTTAACGATGCAGAGGACAAGTCCGAGGCCATCACAGAAGCCATGGAGATGATGATCAACGAGACCCAGAGCGCTCTGATCAATCAGGTCGTACGTGAAGCCCGGAGAGCAGAGCAGGATGCGGAATATAAGAAGAGCCTCGGCCTTCGTCCGCTTTCCGAGAATGAAAAGAAGTTTTATGAGATGCTGAAGGGCGGCGCGAAGCAGGCTCTCACTGCAGCACAGATCGACGTTATCCCTGCCGAGACGATCGACAAGACTCTTGAAGATGTCCGCGCAGAGTATCCGATCATCGACCTGATCACATTCCCTCCGGCAAATGTAAAACACTGGCTGACAGGTTCCAAGAGCGGCGCGGCTGCATGGGGATCCCTGACGGCTGCACTTTCCAACAGCGCAGAGCTGTCCGCTACGATCACCGGGCTGAACATCGAAGTCGGTAAGCTGTATGCATACTGCATCATCCCGAAGTCCATTCGCGAACTTGAGATCGGTTATGTGGACAGATACTTCCGTGCGATCCTGCAGGAAGCTATGTACGACGGAATCGCCGACGGCTACCTCAACGGCTCCGGTAAAGATGCTCCTATCGGTATCCTGAAGCAGATTGGCACTGTAGGCCAGGACGGCACTCACACTGCAAAGACAGTCGTTCAGACTCTTACGGGATTCTCCCCGAAGCAGCTCGCCCCGGTCCTCGCTGCTCTGTCCAATGGAGGCAAGCGTGCAGTCAATGAGATCGCTATCATCGCGAACCCTACAGATGCTTACAACTATGTCAATCCTGCGCTGTATGGCGACAGCCTCTCCGGTGGTTATATCACTAAGAGCTTTATGCCTGCCACTGTTATCGCGGAGCCTAAGATGCCTCAGGGCACAGGCGCGATCACGATCAAGGGCCACTATACCATGGGCTTCTCCGGTATGCAGGTGCATGAATACACCGAGACCAAGGCTCTCGAGGATGCGGATCTGCTGATCGCGAAGGTATACGGCAACGGCCGCGCGGACGACGACAGTGTCGCATATGTATTCAACGTCACGAAGCTCGCTGAGTACGTGCCGACTGTCAAGACTGTCGCTGCAGAGTAATTGAGGAGGGCGGAGCCTGAATGACATACGAACAGTACGAGGTACTGGCCGAAGAGATAAGGGCGGACAATCAGGTTCCGCCCTATACTCCTGACCAGGTTATTATCGATTCGATAGCAAAGTGTGAGCGCCGTCTTGTCATGCTCAAGCCGGGCACAGACTTTGAGACAGATCTGCTGGGAAGAGGCTTCCTCAAGGATTTTGTCAATTATGACATGGTCCACAGATTCGAGGAGTTTCTGCAGAACTACGGGCCGGACATCAGAGCGTGGCAGCTATCCGAGGAGGTGACAGATGCGTCTGAATAAGCTTGCAACACTCCCGGAATATACTGACGGATGTTTTGAACTGTACGACATTATCGATGTGGATGGTGAGCGGAAGATCAGAGCACGGAACATGCGACCTGTGTGGTATCGCGATATCGGAGTATATGACCGCACGCGGATCACGTTCGAGCAGGCCGACAAAGAAGTGACCATGAAGATCCGGATCCCGAAGTGTCCGGTCATCAGCTCTGACTGCGTCTGCATGATTGACGGGATCCAGCACAAGGTCTACAACAAGGCCGATGTGCTGTCAAATCAGGGATTTCAGGAGACAGAGCTGACTCTGGTCAATCCGTCGATGGATTACGAGGTGGCTGAATGAACATGACGAAAACTGAGCTCATTGAGCTGATCGAAAGCGTGGGCGTAACAGCCAGAGAGAATGAGCTGTATCTGGAGGATGCGAAGATCTTCCCGAAGATAGCCTACTGGGAATACATAATCGAGGATGTCATGGCATCTGGTGATGATTATGAGACAGTAGTGACCTATCAGGTATCTTTTGCCTCCAGGACATCACGCCCGGGTGAATTGCTGATGCTGAAGAAGGCATTCAATAACGCTGGATATCATCCCGTCATTTATCACGAGACGCTGCCCGCTACAAACGGACCTGCGTGGCATCACTACTACTTCCGGGTAGAGATTACGGAGGAGCTGGACGATGGCAGCGGGACCTGAAGGCCTTGAGAAGTTCGTGGATCTCCTCGAACAGTACGAGAAGGCGGCGGATGACAATCATGTCGCTGATATACTCATGCAGGCGGGTGACGCACTGGCTGAGGATGTCCGCAGGCTTCCTAAGCCGCGCAGACGCGGCGCCGGATACACACACATGCTTGATTCAGTTGCGCCGGCGCAAGCTGGCAACGCTGCGGTCCTCGTATCGTGGGGACAATACTACGGAAAGTTTGTCGAGTATGGCACAAAGAAGATGCAGGCACAGCCTCATCTCATTCCGACATGGGAACGTAACAAGGATCGATATTACAAACTGATGCAGGACAACCTTTTTGCCAAAGTAGGAGGTTAATTAATGGCTATTAACGAGAAAAAGCCGTCAACCAAATATACAGTAGGAGCGCAGTATATCTGCTTCAACGAGGATCCTGACTGGAAAGCCGATGAGTTTGAAGAGGATGTGCTCAAGCTCCCCACGGTAGTTGACATTGACGTAGCAGATAACTCGGACTCTTATGAGTCCTACGCTTCCGGCGCTGTCTATGAGTCCGACACGATCGTGACTTATAAAGAGATCAGCGTCACACAGCTCGCTTTTGACGAGGCAACGATCGCCAAAATGAAGGGCGACACGATCGACTCCGGAATCATCATGTCCGGAGGCATCAAGACGAGGCCTTTCTTTGGCTACGGCGTGCCGATCATCAAGAAGGACGGTACCAAGGATATGCGCTGGTATCCCAAGTGCAAACTTGTGGATAACTCTGATGCTACAGCTACTTCCACGGACTCCCACTCTGATCAGACTGACTCTCTGACCATCAGAGCTTACGGATTCGATGAAACTCAGAATCAGGAGATCAAGGTCCTCACGGCCGAGACGGCCAATGCGAGCATCACGGAGGCTGCATTCTTTGCGGCTCCGATCCTGACTGTGGCAGCAGCAAAGGCTCTCAGGAGCAACGGCTCTCAGCAGAGCAACGGAAACGGATAAAGGAGGCTTGAATGCCTGAAATGATGACAAAAGAAGCGGGAGCAAATGCTCCCGCTTTTGTTTTACGCGACCTTAAATCAAGTGATGTATGGCAGCTCGTCAGAGTGCTCCGGAAGTTCAACATTAAAGCAGCGGCCGAAGCAGTCGACAAGGACGCACTCAAGGCGTCGAAATTCAAGACGCCGACGAAGATGGTCGACGGAGTGATCGTGCCGATGCTTCCGGACGAATGGACAGAGGCACAGCGGAAAGCCTTCAAGGCTGCGCAGGCGGCGAACGATGCGCTTGTCTGGCAGTTCCTTGACATTCTGATCAACAACATCGGCGGATGCGAAGACGAGGTGAACAAGCTGCTCGCTATGGGCATCGAGAAAGACGTCAACTATGTCAGGAACATGGACGCAAACGACTATCTCAGTCTGATTGTCCAGTACGTGACGCGTGAGGGCTTTATCGATTTTTTTACGCAAGCGCGGAACTTGCTGGAAAAGACGGGAGCATCGCGAAGCTCTATAGGCTATGCAGCAACGTTGATCAAATGATTGATACAGGCATTGCGGTCGGATGCCTGCATGAAGTCATTAATGACGTATGGAAGCAGGATGCACAGGATCTCAAGGTACGCAGATGGATGATCCAGGGCGCCGGCAAGTCATACAAGAAATTCTGGGGTGAGGAATATGGCGGCTAATAACTTACAGGAAGCTGGGCTGATATTAACAGCGCAGGGTGCGGAAGACTTTAAGTCCGCAATGAAAGGCATATCTGCGGCAACAAAGGAAGCCTACTCCGAGCTGAAGCTCGCCCAGTCACAGTACGATAAGAACACATCCGCCACGCAGAAGCTGGCCGACAGGCAGAAGTACCTCCAGAAGATGACGGAGGAGTATTCCAAGAAGGAACAGGTCCTGCGGGCGGAACTGGAGAAGATGGAAAGCGCCGAGGAGCGAGATGAGACTGCGATCGCAAAGAAGAAAGCGGAGATCAACAACTGCAAGGCGTCTTTGAATAAATACGAGTCTGCTCTGGAAGATGTTACAAAGCAGATACAGAGCCACTCAGCACAGCTCAAGGAGTGGGGCGATAAGCTCCAGTCGGTGGGCGGCAAAATGAAGAGTGTCGGCAGTGGCATGACCAAATATGTTACGGCGCCGATCGCGGCAGCCGGTGCTGCATCTGTCGTAGCATGGAAAGAAGTCGACGAGGGCCTCGATACTGTGACTAAGAAGACCGGTGCAACCGGCGACGCTCTTGAAGATATGCAGAACAGGACGCGGAATATCGCCAAGACAGTGCCTACGGACTTCGCGACTGCTGGAGCAGCTGTCGGCGAAGTAAACACAAGGTTCGGTCTGACCGGTGACGCCCTCGAAGATCTGTCGACAAAATTCATTAAATTTGCAGAGCTGAACGACACGGATGTATCTACATCTATCGATAACGTGCAGTCAATGATGGCCGCATGGGGCGTAAAAACAGAGGACGCCGGGCTTATGCTCGACATGCTCACAAAGGCAGGCCAGGACAGCGGAGCGTCTGTTGACACGTTATCTCAGCAGCTGATGCAGAACAAAACG